TCCGAAAAACGGATTCAACATTGTTGCTACTGCTAATACCAAAGGTAAAGGTAGTGAAGACGGCAGGTACATTGGTACCAACATCCACAACGAGGCATTCCTCGATCGTTTCCCTGTTACCTTTGAACAACCATATGCTACCAAGTCTATGGAAGTCAAAATGATTATCAACCATATGCGATCTGTCGGTAAGGTTGATGAGGACTTTGCCGAGAAACTGGTTGACTGGGCAAACATTACACGAAACACCTTTAACGAGGGTGCCGCAGATGAGATGATTGCTACTCGTCGACTGGTACATATTGTTCGTGCCTTTGCCATCTTCGGTGACAAGATGAAAGCAATCAACCTCTGCATAAATCGTTTCGACGATATCACTCGAGAGTCCTTCGGTGATCTCTATCAGAAGGTTGACGAGGGAGTTGCACAGATAGAGGAACCTGTCAGTCCTACTGATGAGGAAAAGGAAGACATTCCCTTTTAACCTAAATATTCTGTCGATCGACAGGGGCAGGAGTTGGATTCCTGCCCCAACCCTTATATTATGTTTACAAAAGAAGCGAAGAAGGCAGGTGGAAAAAGGTCTGCCAACAAACTATATCAATGTCAAGTATGTGGTCTCGTATCTAAAATCGGTGGTATTACTTCTCACTGCCGTTCCTCTAAGCATTTCATATACAATCTCTACGACAACAAAAACTTGACAAATCCTGATAAATCAGTTATACTAGATGAAACTACATTATGAAAGGTGTGAATGGAAATAAAACTGGATAAAGAAACCTTGTCGGGCAAGTCTATGATGATTGCCACTCCAATGTACGGAGGAAATTGTCACGGCATGTATGCTAAAGCATGCATCGACCTGGCGATGCTCCTCGGCATGCAGAGTGTTCCGCACAGGTTCTATTATATTTTTAATGAGTCGTTGATTACACGTGCTCGAAACTACTTAGTTGATGAATTTTTACGATCTACTGACAATGATGGAAAACCTCTTGAATACTTGCTTTTTATTGATGCTGATATTCACTTCGACCCTCGCGATGCTCTTGCCATGCTTGCTCTGGCAGGTCCCGGAAAAGATGATAGGAGGGTGATTGGTGCTCCGTATACCAAGAAGACTATCGCATGGGAGCAGGTCTATGCTGCTACACAACTTGGTGTTGTTGATGACAATGGAGGAAACCCTGACGTACTCAAAAGATTTACAGGTGATTTTGTTTTCAATCCATCTATCGAAGATGGTGGCTCAGAAGTAAAACTGTCTGAACCCGTACCAGTTCTAGAGGCAGGTACAGGATTCCTGCTTATCCACAGGTCTGTTTTCGAGGAGTTTGCTGAGGCATATCCTAAGTTCAAGTATCGACCTGACCATAATCGTTCGGAGCATTTTGATGGATCTCGTTACATACATGCGTATTTTGATACTCTTATTGATAATAATGAGTGGTTACCTGAAGAGGCAACTAATGGTACCGATCGTTATCTGTCTGAAGATTATCTCTTCTGTCAGATGGCTAGGAAAATGGGTGTTAAGATTTGGTTCTGTCCTTGGATTCAACTACGCCATATAGGATCTTATATCTTCGAAGGTCATATGGGTGCTATCGCAGAGATACAGGGAAGACAGATGCACCTGAAAAAGCATGGTACTATTCCAAGTGCCAGGAAAGATCCCTCTGGTAAATCACAGTTCCCTGGTTCACCTGCCTCACAGATGAAAACAGGAACAGAGAAGTTGAAAGATGATGAACTGTTTTCACTGACTCCTATGCCTGAGTGGAAGAAAAAGGAAATGGAAGAAAAGAAGGCACAGGTAGAAGGTGCTCCACCTCCACCAGAGAAAAAGAAAAATGCTAAAAAGAAAAAGTAAACAGCAGGAGTCGACTCCTGTGAATTTCAAATACAATGAACTTGCAATACTACAGGAACTCGAAGATTATATCGAGTCCACGTATGGTCAACACTATGTTGACGTTGAGAAGGACATCCAAATCCAGGATGTCTTTGATTCCATTGGCATCTCTGAGGATTTTGCTCGAGGTTGCGCGATTAAATATCTGATCCGTTTCGGGAAGAAAGATGGTAAAAACCCCAAGGATCTCCTCAAAGCGATGCATTATCTGGTGCTTGTGTACCACTATGCCTTTAAGAAAGGAAATACATTATGAAATTAAGTGATGAAACAGTAAACATTCTGAAAAACTTTTCGACTATCAATGAGTCGATTGTCTTTGAAGAAGGTCAACGTGTGCGAACTGTCGCAGTAAACAAGTCTATCCTTGCTGAAGCGAGGATCGAAGAAACTATCCCAACTCGTTTTGCTATTTACAATCTCAATCAGTTCATCGGTGCGATGTCAATGTTTGATCGTGCTGATCTTGAGATGAGTGATAAGCAGGTCAAGATGCAGTTTACAGGTACTTCTATAAACTACACTTGTGCCGACGAGTCTCTCGTTGTCAAACCACCTGAGAAAGAAATACAGTTTCCTGATGCAGAGGTAAACTTCGTTCTTTCCTCCGACAATCTCGAGAAGATTCGTAAAGCATCGGCGACTCTTAGTCTTCCCGAAGTCGTCTTCATCGGTAATCCTGGTCAAGAGTTTGTTGCGTCTGTGCAAGATCTCAACAATACTTCCTCTTCCAGCATGGAAGTCCCTCTGGGTACTACCTCTGATGTGACCTGCAAAATGGTTTACAAGGTCGAGTCGTTGAAAGTGATTACGACTGACTATAATGTTTCAATCTCCTCAAAAGGTATCGGACGATTTACCTCAGGATCAGATAAGTACAAGTACTTCATCGCGACTGAGGCAACCTCTACATTCGGAGCATAATGGACAAAAACATTCTCTACGTAGAAAAGTATCGACCTCAAACTATTGACGAGTGCATTCTCCCAGAGCATCTGAAGAAGGTGTTCAAGGAGTTTTGCACACAGGGTAAAATGCCGAACCTCCTGCTCTCAGGTGGTGCTGGTATTGGTAAGACAACTGTCGCACGTGCCCTGTGTAATGAACTGGGCTATGATGTCATGTTCATTAACTGTTCAGAAGAGAGAGGCATCGATACCCTTCGTACGAAGATGATGGGTTTTTGTTCCACAGTCTCTATGACTGACCAACGAAAATGTCTAATACTTGATGAGGCAGATTACCTTACACCAGATGCACAGGCAGCACTAAGAGCATTTATTGAGCAGTTCGCTGCTACGTGTTCTTTTGTGATGACTTGTAATTTTAAGAATCGTCTGATCCCACCTCTACACAGTCGGACGACCGTAGTCGATTTCAAGATTTCTAACAAAGAGAAAGCAACTCTCTGTGCTGGCATGATGAATCGTGTCATGGGGATCTGTGAAGCAGAAAACATCGAGGTAGAAGATAAGAAGGTCATCGCTGAGGTAGTGATGAAGTACTTCCCTGATTTTCGTCGAACTCTAAATGAAATACAACGATACAGTATCGGTGGTCGTATCGATACTGGTATCCTTGCACAAATACAAGAACTCAACACACAGGATTTGATCCCTGCCATGCGTGAGAAAAACTTTAAGGTTGTTCGCAAGTGGGTTTCTGACAACTCTGATGTGGAGATGAGTTCCTTATATCGTAAACTATATGATGAATTTTATCAGTCTCTCGATCCAACATCCTCTGCTATTCCACAGATGGTTTTGCACATGGCAAAGTATCAGTATCAGTCTGCCTTTGTCCCTGATCAAGATCTGAATCTAACAGCATGTCTCATTGAGATCATGAGTGACTGTAAGTTTAAGGATTAAAATGACAGATTATTATGAACACCCTCAGTACAGATTTGAATGTCTGAATGCTGATGGTGATAGAACTGAAATGGAGTTCACGGCAGAGAAGTTGTCTACTGTTACAGGCAAGTTTGTGGACTTTCTAAAAGCATCAGGTTTTTCTTATGTAACAGGTATTTCAGTCCTATCAAAGGGCAATGACAACAATCCTACAAATTGGAACTATCACTTCGATGAGTGGGGTGAATACGAACATCCTCCTGTAGATGATTTGATCGGCCAACTCGAACAAAAGGTTGCGAATGAGTAAACCATCACCTTTCAAAATGATTCAAAATCTAAATGACAAGAGTGGTGGCCATTACCTTGATGGTGACGAGGGTGAGTTATACGAAAAAGCATACTCACCCTTTATCATAAATCGTGGTCTTGGTATGCATCAAGAGACAGTCATACCTGCTAATCAGATGAATATGCATCCAGATATTCCTGCTCGGTGGCAGTATGACTTTTTCTTTTATGGTCTGCGTGCCAAGAAACGATGGGGTCGATGGGCAAAAAGAAACACATCCAAGTACCAAGATGCTGTCAAAAAGTTTTTTGGTTATTCTAACGAAAAAGCAAAGCAAGCAATCAAGGTCCTTCAAGAAGATCAACTAAAAGAGATACTCGAATGGTATAATACGTCAGAAGGTGGTAAAACCTAAATATACGTAGTGATTATCTCTATTTTAGAATAGGGATTATATGGAACTTATTGAGTCCTTTGTCGAGATAAGACTCAAACACCCTGACGATTTTTTGAAGATCCGAGAAACTCTTAGTCGTATTGGCATTGCATCCAAGCGAGAGAAGAAGTTGTACCAATCTTGTCATATTCTTCACAAACAGGGCAAATATTATCTCGTCCATTTTAAAGAGTTATTTAAGTTGGATGGCAAACCATCAGACTTCTATGAGAGTGAGACAGACATGGCGAGGAGAAACTCCATCGCTAATCTTATCTCTGAATGGGGTCTATGCGAGTTGGTTGACCCATCCAAATCTGAGAGTCCAACGACTCCAGTAAATACATTGAAAATCCTATCGTACAAAGAGAAAAACGATTGGATCCTTGAAACCAAATATAATGTCGGGAACAGTGAATAGCATTACTTTAGGCAGGGATACTGCCACACTTAGTGTTTATCTTGTGCATCCTTTATCAGTTTTGCCACACTATGGCAGTGAGCAGTCGTCTTGTTTCGACCTCCATGCCTGTTGGAATGAAGGACAGCAGATAAAAACTTTCAATGGTTTTTCAGATGATACAGATGGAAAGACCATTACTGCTGGTGAGGTAATTACGTTACCTCCACAGAGCAGAGCATTGATTCCTACTGGTTTGATTTTTGACATACCAGAGGGATTTTCTATTAGATTACATCCGAGATCAGGAAAGGCGATTAAAGAAGGATTGTCATTGATAAACTGTACGGGAGTTATCGATAGCGATTACATTTTAGAATGTATGATACCTGTTGTGAATCTTTCGCAACGTGATTTGGAAATAAAGTGGAGCGAAAGAATCGCCCAAGGTGAATTGCGCCAAGATGGCCCGAAAGTCAGTTTTGAAAAA